ATAAACTTGTCGGTGTCGGTATTACCATCAATAATACTGTTCTTAACAAGGTCTGTACGTGATATAAATAGTGCTGTTGCCATTATCCTTTATAATTTGGGTGGTGTCCGTTATTTGGCATATCCTTTGGTGCTTTCTCTGCATCCTTATATCCTCGTGGTGTAGGCGAATAAGACTTAGGTATCTTATCTACTTCATCGTAATTTTGGATAACTTTTTTCATAGTCTTAGATTTTAGTCTGTATAAGACCTCTTCCCATCTATGCCCACAGTTTACCCCACCTTTGAATCTAAATAAATCGTATGCTTTACCTTCATGCCCAAAAGACTTGTTTACACCTGCATTACTTGCTTTGTCAATATCCTCTACACGATATACAACACCTCTACCACTTCTGCTCATCATAATACGACAGAATTGCCTTGATTTGCCTGAGCTGTACTTTTCAGAATATCGGTATCTTACTTTATATAGGGATTTGTCTAAGTAACTAAACCCACTCTTTTTAGAATCTATTGACTTTTTTTCTAATTTTTCCTCTTTTGATTCAATGTGCTTTACAGCCCAATCTTCTATGCTTTCGTTATCATCGCTCTGTTCTCTTACATCTACTGCTTCCCATCGGTTAGATATTGTTTCACCTCTTAGCTCGTCAAGGATAATATCAAACTCTTCATCAGTTAAATCTTCTTTGCTCATTTTAACCCCTGTTTCCTCTTCTCGTGTTTCAGAGTCCTCTACGTTATCAAGGTCAGTAAACTCTAAAGGTTGTAAGGTCTTAAAGTATAGGTTAAGTGAGATATTATTATACGCAAGGATTTGGTCAAAGTTTTCAATAAGCAATCTTTGGAACGGACGTATTACAGTATTATCCATAAGGATAGTAGCTGTTTTAAGTTCGTCTGCGTTATTACCAAGCCCTGTGTTATCTTTAATACCTAAAAGCATAGGACTTACTACCCTGTGAGATACGAGTATCTTACGTGCGCTCTCATCACTTAAAAACTGATACTGATTGTGAGCATCAGAAAGCTGAATAGGTTGTATATCAGCAGCAGTTTCTGCATTATCGTTAAATGCTAAAATAAACTTACCTGCGTTGCTACTACCACTAAACTTTTCATAGATACGTCTTTCAATTAGTTCCCTTTGCTCAGGGTCAGGCGTTCCGTTATTAAAGTTGATAAGCATAGATGGTGCTAAGCCATTCATTATATTGTTTAAGTGATAGTTGCTTATCTCTTCCTCTAACTCTGCGTATTGTGTACCACCTTGATAATCAACAGGCGAATAGTACTTAAACCCTGCTCTATAAGGTTTGATATACATAATCTCTAAGCCCTCTTTAGAAGTTCCAAAGGCAGGGATACGCTTTATCTCATCGCTCTTTTTGTGCTTAGCCCAATCATAGTGATAAAAGTATGCTTCAATCTCGCCTTTGTCATTACACTTCTCAGCTCGTAGTGTTTCGACAGGGATATGTTCAAGTTTAACAATCTTAGTTCTATCCTTAGAGTATATTACCTGTAAAGCACATTGACCCATAAGTTTTTGGTCATAAACTACTTTGCGAACACAATCAGCATTAAACAAAGATACCATCTGTGCGTATTGGTCAGGTTTTCTGTTGCTGTCAGTAGCATCTAAACCCTTACCATAAATCATCTCACTAATTCCGTTTATAATAGCATTGTTAGTAGGGCTACCATTATATCTGTCTATAAGATACTGAAAGTAGTTGTTATCTTCCCCATAGCTTACAAATTCCTGATTCCGTACTTCTTTTACAGTAGGGCTTGTGTAGGTGCTTAGGTTAACTATTCTTAAATCGTTTTTCATAATATAATATAATCGTTATCGTAGCTCGTATCTGTGGTGTATTCGCCATCGTTAACTGAGTAATAATTATTCGTATCTTGGTCGACTGTTTGGTCTGTGCAAAATACTTTGTCTTTATATATAACGTCTGTACCTTCCTTTATTGTTAAATCATAAAACCTACCCTCAGTAAGCGATAATGATTCGCTAATAACTAAATGGTTTTTGTTAGTCGTAGCAGATGATGTATATGTAACAGATGTGTTTGTAGAATCATCTCTAAATACCATACTTACATTCGTTGCATAAGCACGTGGTATAACCTTTATGGTTTGAGCATCCGTTGATGTAGTTAGTTTTATCATAATACTATAAACTCGTTATCAGCAGAGTGTGTTACATATTGGTTTTTGTTTATCTGATAGTAAGAGTTCGTACTTTGGTCTATCGTTTGATTTGTACAGAACATCATACCCTTAAATAGCTTACCTATCGCATCTTGCACTACAAAAGAATAATGTGTATCTTCTGTAAGGTCGTATTTATTATTGATGGTAAGATATGTTTGCCCCTCTGAAAAGGTTAATGTGCTACCCTGCCACTCTATCTCTGAGCTACTAAACGTAGCTTCGTATGCATCCCAATATCTGTCTGATGTATATTGAGTAATTACATTTGTGGATTCGTTTCTTACAAACAAAGATATTACACCTGATACGCTTCTGCGTGGTATTACATCAATACTTTGCGAATCTGTCGATGTAGTTAATACGTGCATACCTATATAACGTATAGATTCTAAATTTTGTGTAATAAAAAAGGGGGCTTTTAAACCCCCTAATTATAACTAAACCAAAATAAATAAACTCTTTGCTAAGATACAAAAAAATTATGGTGTTGGGTTAATTGGCGATGATGAATCATCAGTAGGTAGTGTTGCTACAAAGAAAGGTGGTGCTGTTTCCTGAGCAGTAAGGGTAAGTGTAAACCCACTTAAATCCCCCATAGCTGCACCTGTAACAACTGTACCCCCTGTAACTTCGCTTCCATGGTCTTTACCTACTAAAAATCCATTACCATTATAATCTTCGATAACGATTTGAGGTCGACCATGAGCTAAGAGCTTAATCTGCTCTTGAGTAGCTACATCTAAAAACGTAAATGTAACATTAAGGGTTGACTCATAAAAAGTAGTGCCATTTTCTCTTGACGAGTTAATAGCAGTTTCTAATGATGAATTACCCTTGATTTCATATTTATAGAAAGATACGCTGTCATCTAAAGTGATTGTACCTGAGCTGTCAGTTAAGTCAGCTGTGGTACTTGTGTATGGTCCAAAGTAAATGTTCTTTAGCCCACCTACACCACTCTTACATGGTAACGCTCTTCCGTTTGATACTGAACAAGGCATATTTTTTAATTTTAATAAAAAAGGGTAGGTAGGCACTCGGCTTACCCACCCCTTTTAAGTTAGAGAATTATTGATTATGCGTAGAGAACGATATCAGAACCAATACCATGCTGCACACCTGCTGTATAGCGCATAACTACACGCACGTTCTGTGAACCATCAAGGTCAGCCATATCGATAACTTTAACTTCGTTTCTGTCATCCAATAGACCTGTTCCAAAGAATAGGTTAGACTTCTGAGCAGCTACTGCTGTGTTATCAGCAAGACCACCTGTTGCAAACAAAGGAATCCCTTGAAAGTTCATCTCTGTTTGTCCTACGTGATACAAATCTCTGTAACCTAAAGCAGCTTGTGCGCCTACATACGCCTTAGCGATGTTTTGAGAGATATAGATAGTTAAATCTTCTTTTCCATATACACCACTTGGGATAGCATCAACGATTTTTTGAAGCTCAGCGATTACGTTTGCAGTAGTAACTGTACCTGCAACAACGTCTACTACATCTGTATCAGCAGCAAGTAGAGTTTCAAAACCATCAAAGTTACCTTCCCCTGCGCTACCTTGCCAAATAGATACCTCAGTTGCTTTAGCAACCTCAGCAGCTACACGAGCGATAACGTAATCAGAGAACAATGGTGGTAGCTCATCAAAAGCAGAGAATCCCATTTGAGCAGCTTCCCAATCAGCGTGAAGTTCTTTCTTACAAATTTGTAAGTTAACTTGCAATTCAGTTGGTGTAAGCACTTTCTCAGTTAGAGTAAGACCTGATGTAGTAGAGTCAAAGTCGCAATCAGCAGAGCGTACAAGATTTGAGAACGCACCGACTTTCATAGCAGCTTTATACTTTACATTTGGTAAAATAGTGATAGCACCTTTGTCAAGTGTATCAGCACTTAGAAGGGCAGCACCGAGATATTTCCCTGCAAATTCCCCTGCGTAAGTACTTCCTGTAATAGTTGGATTTGGCATTTTATATAAATTTAATTG